CACAAAAACGCATCATTTGCTCTTTGTAAGTTTTAAGTTCGCCAATATAACCAACCAAACCACACTCTCTTGCAACTTCTTCTAATTCACTTTTGCGCTTATTATAAATCTCTTCTCCAAAATGAAAATATTTATCAAGCACATCAGTAATGGCACTAGCAGAATGCATTTCCTCCGACAAAACATCACTTTTCAAATGAGTATGTAATGTTTTCTGAATAGAATTTTCTTCAATAACTGCACGATAAAGTTTTAATTCTTCATCATATACAGCATTGTGCTTTAAGAAACCTGCTTCTGCAGCCGTAATGTACGGTACAGATTCAGATTCCTTATCTGCCATAGTATATTCTAATCCAGCATTTGCCAAAGTTTTAGCAATTCGAGTATGGTTAAATGCATCATAACCTTTGGCAACAGACATTACATTATCGTCACCATAAGTCATTAATGCTACAACCTTATTAAATTTTGGTACTTTCCACCATTTCTCCTCTTTTGCAATCTCATAATAGCAATATCTCATATAAAGAGAATTTACTATTGAATTAATAACAACAGTTAAAGGATGTCCTGATGGATTTGATCCGAAAAATTGAATCAAAGTACCAAAATGGTCATAAGTCGGATTTGTGATCTCAGCTGCAATACCTCTCATTACAGTAATATCTTCATCATCATAATTTCCAGACTTAATAGCAATTTCAATAAGGATTTTGAATGCGGCCAACATAAATCTTGGCGACATTCTGCCATCAAATGCTTTGTAATCTCCAGCGATCATACGCTCTTTACCATGTTTAAAGACATGATGCATAAGATCATCCCACTCAGGAGAATACACATTCACACCACAAGCGCATTCAAATAATTCTTTCTCATCTTGCATTAAAGCAGAGAGAGTCAAATAATATTTGCGCACTAACATGGTAAATGGCATATTTGAACCAGCAAAAACACGAACCTTCTTTTTCGTAGTTTTAACAGGCTCATCTTTGAGCGAAGCCTTAAATACAGTATTCACTCTTTTTCCTTCACTCAATTCCTTCTCAATACGTTTCATTTCATCAAGAATTTCTTCATCCAAATCACGCGGACAAGAAATTCCTTCAACGAAACGTTGGGATTCCTCCACAAACTGTTTTTTGGTCCCTTTTAAAGGAAAACCAGCTGCAGTACTAAA